GGTGCCGGTGCGATACAGGGTGTCGAGCAGTGCTTGTTTACGTTCAGGACTACCGATGGTGGTGAGGTAGTGCTGATCCCACTTCTCGACGAAGCGCGGATCGGACTTCCACTTGGTGATCGTGGTGCTGCTGATGCGCAGACGCTTGGCGAGTTCTTCTTGTGTCGCCGGGTTTCTGTCGCGTTTGGGTAGGCAGAGCCATTCGATGATGATCTGCTTCTTCTCGGCGTCGCCTCTGATCACGACGCCATTGTGTCAGAACGCCCGCTACAGGGCGAGGAAGCCGAGCGCCACGCAGGCGAGACCGGCGACGGTGAGCAGCCCGCTCGGGACCGCTGCGGTCTTGGTGATGATGACGATGACCTCGATGAGAAAGATGATGAACGCCACCAGGAACATCACTTCGGCGAAGTCGGGTTTGGTCATGATTGCTGAAAGCATGGACCGACAGTACCCACTTCTCAGATAACTGGGTTATAGGCTATCACGTCCGTGATAGAGTATGGTAGACTCGGGGAATGGCAACTGGACCCAACCTCGACGCAGTACCGGGCAACCCCCGCTACGAGAGCCCCGAAGACCTGGCCGTGCAACTCAACATGAAAGTGCCCTGGCACTATCGAGAACAGTTGACCCGTATGGCGAAGGAAGCGAACCTGTCACTCAACCGCTTTGTCGTCAACGCGATCGTCCGGGCCTACCCACCGGAGCGCAAGTGACCGGGGCCGCGAAGCGCAAGGGCGACATCGCTGAACGCGAAGCCGCCGTGATCCTGTCCGACCTACTCGGGCTCGTCGTGCGCCGCAAGCTGGGCGCGGGGCGACTCGACGACGAAGGCGACATCGACGGGGTTCCCGACACCGCAGTTCAAGTAGTGAGCCGCAGCACGGATGTAGTCAGCGTCGGCGTCGTGCGCAAACCGTTGGAGGCAGAGATGCAAGCGATCAACGGGAAGCTGACCCATTCGGTGGTGATGCTACGCGTGCGGGGCGGGACGTGGCGGATGATCATGACGCCCGAAGCGTGGGCGACGATGTGGCGCGAGGCGATGACGCCATGAACTGCCCGATGTGTGAGAGCGGCTTCTACTGCGAGGTTCACGATCGACCGAGTGTCACATCCCTCGCTCATACTCCATTCGTGACCATGTTGCAGTCCTTCGTCGACAACGGCCAGACCGCCAACGAGCGGGAACTGGCGAAGGTCGCGCTCGACCTGTACCTGTTGGCTGCGAGCCATCAGGGGATCACCGCCTACGTCGATCAGTTCGCGATGCGAGCGATGTCATGAGTTCAACGATGGTGACACGACTCGACAGCGGCGGCGAGGTCGCCGTCCACATCGACGACGGGGGGATCACAATGCGCGTGGCCCAAACTCCACCGAGTCCCGCCATGATCCTGCGACTCACTCGTCGCGACGCCACAGCGATCTGCATGGACCTGCATCGCGCCGCAACGAGGGAACCGAACAATGAGTCTTGACCTGGAAGACATCGAGCCCACGACACGCACTGACTATCGGCGTGCGAACGGCGCACCACAGGTCGTCGTCAACGGCAAGGGTGAGCGCTACTCGCGTCCCTCGTCATTCGCTGACCCGCTCGACGACAAGAGCGCGCTGACGAACTGGCGCATCGACCGTGCCGCACTCGGCGTCGCTGGCGATCGTGCATTGCAGGCGCGGTGGTGCGCGATCAACCTGGACGACAAGGGTGCGAACAAGGAGAAGACGAAGCTGCGCGACGACTCGATCGCAGCCGGGCGCGGTGCGCAGGCGGCTGACATCGGGACAGCGCTGCACGCGATGTCGGTGCGGTGGGAGCAGGAGCCGACGTTCTCACCACCCGAGCCGTACCTGTCGTCGCTGACGGCGTACGACAACGCGATGCAGGAGTTGGGATTGAAGTCGGCGTACTTCGAGTTCCACACGGTCAACACCGAGTTCCGTTGCGCCGGGACCGCTGATCGTCTGTACGTATTGACGCGCGATCTGTTGGCACCGGACGGGACGATCATCGCCAAGGGCGAGTTCGTGATCGGTGACTTGAAGACCGGCGGCAAGATGGAGTACTCGATGCCCGCCTACGCGGTGCAGTCGTTCCTGTACGCGGGCGGTCAGTTCTACAACGTCGTGACGGACGAGTTCGAGCCGACTCCGCCGATCAACCGCAAGTGGGCGCTGATCGTCCACATGCCCGCCGACGAGTCGGGGACGTGCGAGTTCCTGTGGTGCGACTTGGAGGTCGGCGGGTTCGGGGCGTACATCGTCCAGCAGGTGAAGCTGTGGCGCAAGAACTGGCGCTCGGGTGAGTTCGAGTTCTCGATCGCCACGCCGCACGGACCGGAGGCGACTACGATCGGTCTGCCCGCCGCCGAACCTGAACCACTTGCGGTTGAGGGCGGCGGCGGCGGGCCCCTCATCGACGAGGAAGTCGCCTCGCACGTCGCCGTGATCGAGCGTGAACTCGCCGCCGACGCGCCAGTCGACCAGCCCGACGAGGTTGCGGAACTGGTCGACTGGGCCAAGCTGCGGCTCTCCTATGTTGCCCAGAACGAGGGGGCAACCAAACTTCTGATGCGCCTCTGGCCGGTCGGTTTGCCGACCCCGAAACAGGGCGTGAAGACTGTCGAGCAGGCGAACGAGATTCTGTCGCTGCTCACCAAGGTCGAAGCCGACTTCGAGTTGGGCTTCGTAGAGGGTGGACCGCAATCCAGCGGCCACCGATCAACCCGTAAGAAAGGGAAGTAGTCATGGGATTGTCCATCAGTGAGTTGGGGGGCGGCGGCAAGTCGTGGTCCCCGGAGAACATCGGCGACACGATCAAGGGCACGATCCGCTTGGTCGAGCGCCGTCCGCAGCGCGAGTTCGGGACCGGCAAAGACCTGTTGTGGGATGACGGACGGCCTCGTCTGCTCACCTACGTCGAGTTGGAAACGGACCTGCGCGACGACGATGACGACGACGGGGTGCGGGCCCTGTACGCCAAGGGCGGCAAGAACTTCGAGGCCGCTCAGGGCTCGGGTACGTCGATGGAAGTTGCGATCGCCGAGGCTGTCCGCGCTGCCGGGGAGAAGTCGATCGAGGAAGGTGCGACGCTGACCGTGGCGTACACCGGGACGGCCAAGCCGACGACGCGGGGTTACCAGCCCGCCAATCTGTTCAAGGCCAAGTACAAGGCTCCGGTGTCGTCGGTGTCGACTGACGACCTGTTCGGCGACGACTGATGGGAGCCGTCCTGGCATCGGTCGAAGGCCGTGAGCTAGAGCCGGTCGATGATGTCATCGACCGGCTACGACGGCTCGTCGACGAACTGCGGTCGATCCCCAACATCAGCGCCTCCATCTCGATCGCGGTCAACATCAAGATCGAGGGCGACTGATGCTGGCCGTGACGTGTGAAGCCTGCGGTCGTTCGGTCAAGCCGAACGAGGAAGCGGTCTTCCAGATGATCACAGGCTGGCGTCGGATGTACCCGTCGACTCAGACCATCCACGCCAAGCACGCCGAGCAGCGGTTCGCCTGCCGGTCGTGTGTGGATGCGTTCGAGAAGGCTGGGACCGTGTGGTCCCAGCCTTCTCTGTTCGGGGAGTGACACCATGAAACGTCCCGTCAAAGAGCACCTGTTCTGGAACCTTGTGGAGCCAACGGGTTTCTGTTGGCTCTACAAGGGAGGCCAGACGCGGGGAGGGTACGGCAACTACGAGAACCACCGCGCCCACCGACTTGCATACGAGCTACTGGTCGGCTCGATTCCAGAAGGGCTGCAACTCGACCACCTGTGTCGAGTCCGACTCTGCGTCAACCCCGATCATCTGGAACCAGTTACGCCCGCCGAACATGCACGCCGCTCACATTGGGGCGCATGTCGGCGAGGACACCCCTACACGGAAGCCAACACATACTGGACGCGCGGTTCGAGAAACTGCCGCGCCTGTCGCGCCCTGGCTCTGCGTCGCATGAGAGCCAGGAGGCGGCTATGAAGTGTTCAGTAGACGGCTGCTACGCCAAGACATTTCGTCGGGGGTGTTGCCGCAACCACTTCTACATGTGGGACGCGGTGTTGACCAAGGGGTCGGGTTTGACCGAAAGGAGTCCCTCCGATGTACACCCGGCCCCACCTTCGAGACCACACCGACGCGAGTACCGCGTCACCGAGAAGCGTTCGTGTCAGTGTGAGGATTCCAACCCGACCGTGCTGGCGTGGTTCAGCCGACGCGTGCTCGACGTGGCACCCCAGCCGGGGTCGATCGTCGAGTGCGGATCGTGCGGGATGCCGATCGAGGAATGGCTCGATGCGACTGGGTGACGAGGGCAACACGGACTGGCTGCCGGTGATCCTGGCGGTCGGTGTGATCCTGTGGGGCATCGTTGTCGTGCTGGTCACGCGCCGGGTCTAGGATCGCGAATCCAAGCCGGGGACGTACGAAGGCCCGCCTGTGAGGGCGGGCCTTCGCATCATCAACCCATGATGAAAGGAAGCGCTATGACGCTGCCAACAGACAACCCACCTGCCAAGGAGTGATGACCGTCGTGAATGAAGATAGCAGCGATACAACCGTCGTGTCGATTGTGGATATGGCGTACAAGGTCGTGTCGACGATCCCGATCCGCATCTTCCCGGTCCACGCCAAAGAGAAGACCCCGATGC